ACGACGGCACCATCGACACCAGCCACTCCACCTTCACCTCTATCAGAACCATTCACGTTATTGATGGTAGTCTTATCAAAGTTGGATAATGTAACCATGACGGTAGGGGATTGCATTTGAACAGGATTAATTGCAAAGAAAGCCGGTTTATTATGATCTTCATGGATCAGAGGGGCTGTTGGAGATGGATCATACTCGGCATGTGTAAATCTAGAATCACCTAAAGCTTCAACAGTTACACCAACAGTCAACCCGCCAGCGTTTTTGCTTCTTCCGGTAATATGAAACATATCTAGTGTATTACCCGCATAATCGAAATCTTTATGACCAGGAAGTATCTCCATACCAGTGCTAACTATATCAACTGTACATGTGGTATCATTCTCAATTTGGTAAAACCCGTTCATAGCAGATAACGGATCAGTTCGACCAGCTTCGGGTGGTGTAACACCGAACTTGATAGGTGTGATAGCACCAAATATATCTGCGAAGCTAGCGGAATCTCCCTGTTCAACAGTGACAGTCGCTAGCATACCAGGGCCTATCACGCTATCATCTACACCATCACCGTCATGGTCATCTGCTCCTTTAACATAATTACCAGTTCGTAGAGGTTCTATCGAATAAAAAGCAGAACCTAGGTTTGGGTTTGTTAAGGAGTGAATGTCAGCTTGGATTGCTATAGTGGTTGTCATCCAGTCAATAGATATCATCTGTATACCACCAGGATCTGAGCATTCTTCACAGCTCCTCTGAACCCAGACTGCCTTACCACTATTATTAAACTGTGTTTTGGTCGTACTGGTACGATCGACTTCTGACTCATCAAATAAAGTACCGTTATCGTACGTACGGTCTTCGGTTTTTCTATAACACTTACCGTTATAGTATATATAAGAAGGTCGCCCAGGGATGTATAAATTAAGATTAGCAGTCATTTCTCTAATTATTTATTGCAAATAGCTTTAATCGCACGGTTCATAAACATTCTTCCATATTTTTTCTGATTTCATATCATCTAAATCTCTAGAAATTGGATCTGGCATATCACCGCATTCTTCATATACATTTAACCAGTACGGATTCCAAGGCTGCCTAGGTGTCGGTGGTGGTGGGCATTCCTCATACACAGACCAGTGCCATGGGGGTGTTATAGTTGGCGTTGGTGTTAACGATGGAGTAATGCTAATAGAGGGTGTAATAGTAACGCTGGGTGTAGGGGTCGAGGAAATTGATGTAGTAGGTACCGGGGTCAGACTAACCGTAGGTGTTATACTAATAGTCGGTGTAATAGAAGGAGTAGGTGTAAGTGTGACTGATATACTAGGCGTGATCGAGATACTAGGCGTGATCGAGATACTAGGAGTTATTGAGGGTGTTATAGTTGGCGTTAACGAAGGTGATGGGTTTACATGAGGTATATCACATATCCTAGCGTCAGTCGGGCCAAAGAAATCCAATGAACCGTCAGTAATGACCAACTCTCCTATAATTTCATCAAATAAACTCTTATATATCATTTCAGCCGGTGGTGATTCAATCCCTATTACCAGCTCTCCTATTGCCTCATCTAGCTTGCTATATAGAACTGTCGGTGATGGTACAGAACTATCTGAAACTACCAACTCTCCAACCAATTCATCCAAAGCCGCTAATGATCCTTGCGGTATCAATGAATCAGTTATCCGATCAATAGTGAAAACTGCAGTGTGAAACGATACAAATGTAACAAAAAACCAATTATCATCAATCTTAACCTTCTTTGTCTCTGGTTTAGTAAATTGTATAGAGTTATTACCATCACCAAACACAAATACCGGTTCGGTACTAGTACCAGTTACAGATGTAGTCACCTCGGCAGTGGCTTGTCCGACATCAACTCTCAACTTCGCAGATTCATCTGGGTTGGTATGGATGAAATTACACTCTAAACCTAGAATATCCTGTTGCGCGAATGCATCCGTTGTTGTATCTTTTAAATAGTTGATATCACGACAGCGGACGTAATGATTAAACACATCGGATGCAAGATACTCGTCAAAGGCTGATGACAATATACGTTCATCTCCCTCAACGCACATGATGAATGATTCACCAAGTACTAACTTACCACCCTTAATAACTAAACACCCGCGGTCTTCATTGACTCGGAAGCACTTATCACGGATATCAAGCCGACGTTCTAAGCTCATTTTATGAATAGTTGTTTCCGGGTAACTCCACCGACATCAACCGTCATGGCATATACAGCTCCGTTTGGAAATTGGGAGATGTCAACAGGATCAAGAACGATTTCATGGAACACCACATGATTCAATCCATTATCTTCTGAACAAACAGAAAATACAGTATCTCCGTCACCTATTGTTACGTTCTCACCAACAATTGCTGTTTTTGCCACTGTCAGTGTGTCGTGAAAGATTTTCTCACCAGATACACTCTGATTACCGGTAAGTAAGACTGCATGTGTACCTAAATCGTCTAATTTTACACTATCTTCACAACACTCCTCTAATTCCTCAACTTTTCCGGATATAACGTTAACGTTAGTCTCAATATTAGCGATTTTTACGATGTTTTCGGCAATGTTAGTGGTGTTATTAACCACATCTCCTGATAAGCTGTACAAATCACCGGAAAGGTTAAACACATTACCGGAAAGTTCGGTAATATTAGCGCGATTTATGTTAATATCAAGGATATTCTTGTTAATTTTTATCCATACTTCGGGGTCTGTACCACCAGATTGTTCTAAATTGACAATAGCAGTGTATAAATTGTTAACAATATCTGTTAGATTTGTTCCAAACCCTCTAGCCACTAAATCTGGCAGGAGCTGTTTGATCGGGTCACCCTTAACATATGCACTAAGAGCACTTAAGTTAGTCGTATTCGTAGTGCAGCATGCACTAAGAGCAGCAACATCAGCTGGCGTAACTGGTGGATTCTCAACATATTTGATGACCTTGTTGATTTTTTCTGTGAACTCACCGTACGGGCTTGGTATTGGTTGTAGAGGTTTACCATTATATGGTAGCTCTTCTAAAGGTTTGTCGGTTGGATTAGGTATTTGGTTGGTTAAGTTACATATTTGACCAACATACCATGATTTGTCAACGTGTTGCCATAGGAACAACTCATCATCTGGTGCTCCTTGATTCTCCTTATAGTATCTATATACATCTGATTCTGGATTAACCACACCATGGCATGGATCTCCAGTTTCGGATTCCCATACTCTATCAGGTTTAAATTCCTTTGGCATGCCAAGTGGATGCTCGAGTACGAACCCTCCTGGGTTGTCTAAATTAACAATAGTGTCATGTAAATTGGTAAGAACTGAACAGATATCCTGACCATCACAAAATGCAGGACCTCCACCACCACCTTGGCCTATCTTCTTCTCTAGTTCAATAGTAAATGCACTCAGATTAGTGATTCTGGTGTCATTATATATAGCACTTAATGAGTTAGTATCACAACAAGCACTGTTAGCGCTCATCCCTGTGTATATGTTGTTTAAGTTCTTATATATACTATACGATGATAGTTCAGGTATAAGTATGTCTCCTGGTTCTCCGCCGGATAGAGCACGTTTTATAGGTTCTAATTGACCGCTCAATCCATCTGTCATGTTGTATAACAGATTGAAGTTCTGTATAAACGAGTTTAGCTTGAGTTCGTCGATCAATTGATGCTTGTCATCAATGATATCCACATCAGTCAATGCTGAAATTCCATATGTGTCAGTTGTGAATGCTGAAATGTGTCTCCAATTGGTCCAGAGCGCTTCCAACATTTTAGTAGGAGGAGTATCACTGTCTGGATGCAACATGAAACGATCACGGCGGGATTGTGGCGTCATTTCAGCTCGTTGCTCTTGTGTTATAAATGTTGCTTCTGGTATGCCAAGATCTGTGTACACCTGATTACCATCACTATCCAGTTTGGGTACTGATTCTATTAATCGATCACCTGATAGTATTGGTATTAAATTCAATCTACCTAAAGCAATTGTTAATGTTGGGTCAAACCCAGCTCCGGTCAAAGCGTCATAAGTTGTGTCACCTGGTGAATGAGCTCTAGATGCGTTGGGGTTGCCTATCACGGTGGTGGTTAGATATTGATCTAACACACCGGCAGAACCTAAAGCTTGGTTGGTTTTCTTGTGGATTCGATTGATCGCAGGTATCACACTCTCTTCATCATACTGATTCTCAAGAGGATCACCGGAACCGTCTAACTGCTCTGGTCTTTTATCAGCATGTGTTAGAATGCTCGGAGGAGCATCTGCACCAGCTGCTGTAGTAACTGCAGATGCTAGGACTTCCACCTTGATGTTACCTGTCAACAAGGTGTAATCAGCTGGATCTGCAAAAATCGTGGCTAGATTGGATAACAACACCGGATCCCATGGTATGTCTACTGTGAATTGTGCTGGTCCTGGTAGGGCATCCGGATCTAGAACAGTGGAATCAACTTCTATCTTGTCATTTGCCACAACTATTGGTGTGCCATGAGTTGTGACTGTAGTTGTAGATTCAGCCCATCCAACGGCTGGGTCAAGGTTTTGACTGATACAACCGGCGTTTGGCGCTAGTCTCAGCGCCGTGTTACTATCGAGTAATGTTGCGAGATACGCTCCGGGGTTTGTAGTATCTACTAATTTTACCCACCAATCACTAGTATTAGCTGAAGCCCAAGGTGAATCATGAACTTTTATTACATTAAGCGTCGAAGATTTATGACCTCTAGCGTTTAAAGTCCGGAGGGCGAACTTACCTTCTAAAGAACTGGGTAGATACGCATCGAATATGTTTTTATCACTCCGGACGATGGCTTTATGAGTTGTAGAGTCAGCCACTACATCTGCTAATGTATTGATAGGACCGGCAACCGTTGGAGGATCTCCATTCGGTTGATTTACATATTTAAATTTATCATCAGAATCTTTAGCGTTTTTGATTACATTTATTATGAAACCTTCCGGGAGGAACCAATCATCAGTTTTAAGACCACCACCGGCTTTGGCGTATAACTTTTCGGATAATGTCCACACACCAGCAGCAGAAGCATCACTTGCATTGTTAGCATGTATACATGCAACATCAATTGTTTCTGTCAACTGCGTTCCGAGAACCATGTTCATGAACTCAGATTTATCGGTTATAGTTATTCCATTTATTACACGGCCTTGAAACTTAGCTGTATTATTATCATACAACGCTTCAAATAGCGCGATGTTGTCCGGGTGTTGAGATAGGAACGGACCGGTGGCTGTGTCTACATTTGTTCCTAATGTATGCGGTGTAGAGCTACCACCACCACCAGTGGAATCTTGACCATCAATAACAGCTTTCGGTTTTGATGTTGATCGATCTGTAGTTTCATTGAGTGCTGCTATCTGTACACTGGAAATTACGTTTGCATCTGTGATTTCAATTTCATCATTTGATACAGGTAAGTTTTTATTATTTGGCCACTTTGCTACCATAATAATATTTATTGAATCACACCGTTATATAATTATATTGTTTCGGATTTCTTAATGAACGTGTGAGTACCGGCGGATGCTGCAGCCGCAGTGACTACACTTCTCGTATAACTAGCGGGTGTTGTAAAGTTTGTTCCGATAGTCGAGTTATAAGCTGCTAAGGATGTTGTGTATATACTGTTCGCGACTGATCCTTCTCCGGATTCGCTGGTTTCACTCACATAGTAGTTCAATCCTATCGTTGCAAAGATTGCATTGTTGAGATCTGCTGCTGTAGAACCTCCAGTTGCATCAGCCATTGTATCGCTGGTAGATTTACCGTTGAAGAATTCGAAACCGACCAGATTGTCACCGTTAATATCCATAACATACGCTAAACCGTTGCCCCAAGCAACACCTGCAGGTGGATTGAGAACAGATCCCTGTGTACCACCCTTGGTTGTATAGAATTGATGTGATTGAGTCATGTTGTACATGAGCGAGTCGGTGACATCGTTACTACCGTACTTGTCTAGTGTCAAGTCTGGTACAGCTGTGATAGTGTCATCAAGTGACCACATGCTAGGATCATCATTGTTGACGTTAAACTCATTGTATATGTCCCATTTGTTTGTACCTGGATCGTCAAATTCCCAATCTATACTCAGTTGCCGGAAAGCAGCCCAACCGGTCCAGGTTTCCTCTGAATTAATTTCATAACATGCGATAGCGTCTGTTTCACTGAAGTATTCTTCAGTTGCAGGCACTGTGTCTGGGAAATCGTCAAAGTCCGGGCTGGATGTGAATGGTACTGATGCAGCTGATGTGCTGAAAGCCCCACCTCCACCGGCTTGCACCGCTTCAACTGTCACACTCACGTCAACTGGAGTGGCTGTGTATGTGGAGTTATCACCATCTACAATAGAATCACCCTTCCATCCAACTCCTCCGGATGCACTAAGGTTTATCTTACATGTATAAACTCCTGCTCCACCGGTACCGGAATGAGCGTCTTTTAATTTGGCTTTGATTGTTTCACTAAAGGTTGGAGCGTTTGAAGATGTCGATGGTGTGTAATTGTCCCATTCGAAGTAATCGCCAGCGACTCCGTCTTTCTCTTGATCAGAAATTGTGATTGATAACGTATTATCAGCGATATCACCGTTGGAAGGATCAGCTCTGTACAGATGCTTTGTGGTACCTGTAAGTTCGAAGGCAGCAGATCCACCTTCTGTTATTGTGAGCGGTAAAGACGTAACTGCGGTGAGGTTTGCTTGAGGATCATACTTAGTAATTACAGCAACACAATTAATATCGTATGATGTAACTAGCGATTCATTACTCCAATCTTGATCTAATGCGTAGAATCCTTTCGCGGTCCCGTTATCTTCATATGTAACTGTAATCTTATCATTCAAGGTAGCAGTATCACCATTAAAAGTTATTTCTGTTTCAGACGTTCCGGAAGCTACCGAACCAGCGTTGTATGTACCGATTTAAAATGCGAGCGAAGTTGCGGTTGTTCCAGATTGTGTTGTAATCATCGGTGTTCCAGCGTTAGTGAAGGAACTTCCATCAACTGAAAATCCGAAATATCCGTGATTTCCCGCGTCGGGGGTAAATTTAAACCCTACTGTAGGACCGGTTTCGACGTTAGCTACCTTGACAACTGTCTCACCTTTAGTTGTGAAGTCTTTAATAGTTGTGTAATTAGCTGGGTTTCTGTCATGGTTGAATGGTACGAAATGTTTCTCTACTCCATTTACAGTTCTTATCCAAGAGTATATCGTGGCATAATCTGGAGCATTTCCATTAGGTACGATCGACTCCTTTAAGAATCCAGTCTTTGATGAGTTACCACTATCAATCTGCAACCTGTTCATGTGCACTTTAGCATCATTATTAGATTCTCCTATATTAGAAAGATCGTTTGTTGCACCTCTTCCAGAACCGCTATATATCATAGCGAATTTCGGTGTTGCTGGTACTGATGTTGTAGGAGTGATACTAGGTGTTGGTGAAATACTGACACTTGGTGTAATACTCGGTGTCGCTGACATTGACACGCTTGGTGTTATTGACACGCTTGGCGATGGAGCCATTGTCGGTGAAACACTAACACTTGGTGTTATTGAAACTGATGGTGTAGGTTCAGGAGCTCCACCACACCAGAGGCTCGAATCTATAACTCCAGCGGGCGTCTTCCATGCTCCTGGCTTACCTATTTGACATACTGTCCAAAACGATGACGTTCCATCCCAACTAGACTCAGCTTGTTGTGTCTCGATTGTATTAATTGGATTTTCTCCATAATCTTCAGCTCTGTAGTATAGTGTGTATGTTTTCTCATTCCCGAACTGATCTTTGTGGTTTATTACCAGTACAGTACGAAGATCCGTCATGGTCATCTTTTCTATACCATACTCACCATTCGACAACCCAGCCATGTCTGATATCTTAACAGCAGATGGTAGATTGTTGTTCTTTTGAAGTTCTGTATTTGCCGGAACAGTGGCTGGGATCCAAGTAGCATTATCAACTCGAGGACTAGTCGCGTCGAATTCTTCTAAAGGACCGCCGTTATCGTTGTAGTAAAGTATCATAGCTTCACTAGCAGGGCGATTACCACCATTTACTGTTCCCCATTGTGTATTACCCCAAGGTACATCTGTATCAGTGCTAATCAATATGTTATTTCCAATATGATTGAAGTCTCCTAATACTCGGGATGCATCTTGACCGAAGAATTGAAGTTCTTGTGCGTGGATATACGTAATCGGTTTAGTGGGTTCTGATGTACTCGGCGTTGGGGTTATTGATATTGTAGGAGTGGTTGAAATTGTTGGTGTAATACTCGGCGTTACTGACATTGACACACTTGGTGTAATTGATACACTCGGTGTTATTGATACACTTGGAGATGCCGGCGTTGATGTACTTGGTGTAATTGACACACTCGGTGTTATTGACACACTCGGTGTTATTGATACACTTGGTGTAGTTGAAGTTGATGCGGCCGGTGTTGGTGAAATACTGACACTTGGTGTAATACTCGGTGTCGCTGACATTGACACGCTTGGTGTTATTGACACGCTTGGTGTAGTGCTAATAGTAGGTGTTATTGATATCGTCGGTGAGACACTAGGTGATGGTGAAGGACATGCGCCGATCACATTAATAGTACCTTGCATCGAGCTATGGAACTGACACTGATACAGCATAGTAGCAGGTGCATCACACGGTACCGTCCAAGTTAATTCTTGATTTCCGTTGGCGTTGTCAATCCGGGAGGTTTCTACATTTGCTCCTCCATCCGTTTCTCTAATATGGAATTTATGATTAGCAACATCAGATCCAGTGACATTAAAAATATACGTTGAACCTCTACTAACCTTAACGCATTGATATTCTCCTCCTAAACCGGCTTTTGGACCACCTACATTTGTTACTATAAATTTATTATTAGCAGTTTCAACAGCGACTGTCGATGTATCAACACAATCTGTAAACTGTACTGTCGTGGACGGTGTTGGTGAAATACTGACACTTGGTGTAATAGTAGGTGTTGGTGACATTGACACACTTGGTGTTATTGACACGCTTGGTGTAATTGATACACTCGGTGTAGGTGAAGTTGATGCCGCTGGTGTTGTTGATACACTAGGTGTTATTGATACACTTGGTGTTATTGATACACTCGGAGATGCCGGTGTTGATGTACTTGGTGTTATTGATACACTCGGTGTAATTGAAATTGATGCCGCTGGTGTTGTTGATACACTAGGTGAGGTGGATATCGTTGGTGTTAATGATATCGTTGGCGAAACACTAGGAGTTACCGATGGACTTGCTCCTGGGGATAATGATGGAGTCACAGTTGGTGTAATACTCGGCGTCGCTGACATTGACACACTCGGTGTAATTGATACACTAGAGGTAGGTGTAGTGCTGGGCGATGCCGCCATCGACGCGCTTGGTGAAACACTAACAGATACTGATGGAGTCACATCTGGTACTGGTGGCGTAACACTTGGTGTAACACTCACCGATGGTGTTATTGATGCTGATGGTGATGGTTGTGGGCAAACTTGATTGTATAGTATATTAGTAATCTCTGGATAATTAACAGATTGTCGAGTCCATCCATTACTAGGTGGTCGGTTCTTATCATTTACAGTATTACTGTTATTTGAATATTCTCGATCCGGATTTTGGTAGTCATCACTAGTAAAATCTAGATACTCCCATCCTCCAGCTCCGGTAACACGGTTGAATTCTCCATCCCAATTCGGCATGAGGATTTTAAGACCATCACTGCTAATCCAAACAGGAGCGCGGTTTATATGAGCTATTGGACTATCACCGAAAGCTCCGGTTTGTCCTTGTCCAACACCACAATTAGCGTATAAGTAATTGACTGCACTACCTCCTCGAGTGGAAGATGTGTAAAACATTGTCTCTTTAGTACCGTCACCAAACTCAACACATATATCATGTGTCATTAAATCTGAGCAGTCAGATATTAATCCATCAGATAATTCATGAGTACTGTCCCACATCCTCTCAGATTGGTCAATATAGTAATCGCAATCGTCAGTAGAGGTAGATATGTCAATTATAGTTGCTGCTTTATTATGATAAGGCCAAGCATCTCCGCCTATCTTCGCCATCAACCGGACATAATTTGTACCAGGTTCTAAAGAAATTGTACCGAATTGGTTGTCGACAACTACTTGAGCACCGGGGGTTCCGTCAACATCACATACTTGTACTAATACTTTACCTACCGGGATCTCAGAAATAGGCGGAGTGCTGGTAGGTGTTACCGAGATTGTTGGTGTTGGTGTTAACGATGGAGTAATGCTAATAGTAGGTGAACTACTAGGTGTTACTGTTGCAGAAATTGTAGGTGTGGGGCTAACCGATGGTGTTGGGAATGGTACGTCACAATCTGTACTAAATACTAAGTTATTCTCCCCACCCATCCATCCATGATTTAGACATGCATATGATAATGTACCGAAATCTTGTGTTACTTCAATAGTAATAGCACCATGGTGGAAAGGACCTAAGTTTTGACCTGCAATACCAACCGGTGGGTTTGGTACGGTAGCAAGAGGATCACCGAACCACCTATAACCTATAATAGATGGGTTATTGGATGCTGTATCACTATCCATTACCAGAACAGTATCTACCGCCCAATTCACCGGGTCGCCGGTGGAGACGGCAGCATGAATCTCCCAGAACATCTCATCCTCTAGATCGTTAGGCAGTGTTGCTACCACCGAATCACCATGGGGCCAACCACCATCTGCTAATATCTTTGTTGGTCCTGTAATTACAGTCCTGGTACTCGGATCGGTACCATTATATAAAGTGAAGTAGAAACTATGTCTGTAATCACTTTCATCTCGCATGAAGGAGAGTAATATCTTTTGACCAGGCTCGAAGTAATGAAAGTTCATGTCCGTTGTTTCTGGCCATGCTATGGTATCACCTTGATCACCGGGATTCAAAGGCCACGGAGTATAAGGTTTCTCTAAATAGAAGTAAGGAACTTTAACTACAGGAGAACCACGGACTTGGGCGCCGTCTTCTTCTAAACCAACCCATATCTGAACATCTATATCACTGTCATATCCAGCATCATTAGGATCGGTACTAGGATCTCTAGTATCACTTGGAGTAAAACCAGCTGCATTAGTAATCAACGATCCAGTGACTTGCGTTCCACCAGTATATGAAAGTCCGGAGTGTTGTGTGAATGCTATTGGATGGTCTTCTGGTACTGATAATACGTATTGACCAGTTCCCATACGGAAGGGCTGTAAATAACCTCGGCCTGAACCAGCTAATTCATATAAACCGTCTTTTACGGTTACAAACTCAGGACCGGCTGGAAGGCAGCCCGGATCTGGAGCAGAAGGGGAAATAGTAACTGATGGTGTTACAGATGCCGGTGGGGTTGTGGTAGGTGTTATCGATATTGTCGGTGTTACGCTAGGTGTTACCGATGCCGGTGGGGTTGTGGTAGGTGTTATCGATATTGTCGGTGTTACGCTAGGTGTTACCGATATCGTTGGTGTTACACTAGGTGTTACATCAGGACCAGAAGAGGTCGGGGTAACTGTTGCAGAAACTGTAGGAGTAGGAGTAGGGGTTATTAAACTATAAACACACTCATTGCAATCATCGAAAATCTTCGTAATATCACTTAAATCTGTGTCAGGGGTTCCCTTTCTATCAGTCCTAGAATAACAATGACCGTTATATAATACAACAGGGGCATCGTCTGTAGGCAGAATGATTTTTGATGGAGGAGTCGTCATATACTACAAATACTTATTTTAGTACACATAGAAAACAACCGAACTAGATAGAAAAGATTTACTAACTTACGGATATGTTTGTGCAAAGGTGTAATCGACAGTCCAACCTATATCCTCTAGCATACCTAAAGTTATGATACTCATTGGATTTATTACACCACCGTCAAATCTAGGTGTCATTAACTCGTGATTTAATGCTGGTAGAATAAATCCATCATATATACGCACAGATTCACCAAATCCACCGACTCCCTCCTCTAAATGACCACCGGATGATCCGGGTTGATTGCCATCCTCGATAGGCGCAGCATCAACATTAAGACCAAAGGTTGTATTATATGCCGCGACTCCATGAGTTCCTTTATATACTGGATTCAAACCAGTGAAATCAGTAGTCGTTGGATGTATCAATGTATCATCATTACCGTTATACATTACATTCCGGCTGGCTTGTATGTCTGGATCAGTCCAGCTAAAATTCCAAAACGTACCTATACCTAAAACATGACATATTTCATGAATTATTACATAATACATCGCTGTATTGACACCATCTAATAATGTACCATCTAAATTATCACCATTACCACCTAAGTGAGCAAGATTGAAATTCATTACACCAGTTGTAGGTAATTCTTTAACATTATCATTCCACCCACCAGTAGGACCGGCGTTGGCTAGAGGAAGACCAGTTATATGACCTACCTGCACCTCTAACGACATATCATCTAAAATAACGTTACGCATATGCTGAGCTACCAACTCAAACTGCTGCTTCTGGTGATCTGTATAAACAGTACCAGGTTTATATACAAAAGAAAGTTTCAGTCCGGCATTTGGATTAGGTGTGGATGTTGATACCGTCGGTGTTATCGACGGTGTCACTGATATAACCGGTGTTACCGACGGTGTTGTTGTTATAGTAGGAGTTATTGATGGAGTAGGTGTTGGAGATGGGCTAGGAGGGATTTGGCTTTGAGATACTCTTACAGGAGTCCCAGCTTCGTAAACGACGAAAAATATATTAGGATCTATTGTTAGTTTAAATCTATCTCCTTCATCAACTATGTTCGTTATTACCGATTCTTGTGGGACGACACCAGCATAATCAATTTGAATCTTATGATTAACTAGTACATTTCCGTTATTTGGTTTAGTAATATAAATATAATCATCTCCTGCATTTGTATCTACAGCGATAGATGCAAAAGCCCATGATTCTGGTACTGATGTTGAAGGTGTCACACTAGGGGTGACAGACACGGATATGGTGGGTGTTGTAGTTGGTGTTGTAGTTGGAGTAACAGTTGGGGTCGGGGAAGGACATGTCCCAGACACATTGATTGTACCTCTCATATGTGCATGATTTGCGCACTGATATTGATATTTATCAACTGCTGTATCACACGGAACTGTCCACGTTAATGAGTATGTCTCATCTTCAGTTGGACCTTCGGTTAAATCTGTTTTTACTACACCGCTAAGAGGACCCATCGCTTGACCCTGGTCATTAAAATTGGTTATTTGTAGTGGGTGTGAAAGAATATCCGCTGGTGGTCCATTAACAATTATTGTTAGTGTTTCTCCGCGGTTAACATTAATACAACCAAACAAACCTCCATTACCATTTGGATCGCTTGTTATATACTTAAAGATCGAATTACCAGGGCTTATGAACTCAGACTCTACTGTTATAGTAACAGGTGATGTAGCACAGCCTCTAAGCGTGGTGGTTGGTGTAACGGTAGGTGTTACTGATAGGCTAGGCGGGGCAAGGTTTTGTGTTGCAGTTGGCGTAACAGTCGGTGTAACAGTTGGTGTTACGCTAGGTGTTACAGCTGCTGTAGAAGTTGGAGAGACTGTCACTGATGGTGTTATGCTTAGTGAAGGTGGAATAGTTCCTTCAGTCGGTGTAACTGTCACACTAGGAGTTATAGTTGGATTAATAGAAGCTGTAGGAGTTGGTGTTGGAGTGCATTGACTGTACTCTGTACCACAGCAAAGGTCATATTCTGTTCCTTGACATAAATCATATTCTGTTCCTTGACATAAATCATAAACAGTACCGGTGCTGGATAATACACAATCCTCACATGTGTCATATATATCTTCCGGATCGGTTAAAAAGCAGTCCGGTACACATACACACTCGTGAGTTGCAGAATAACATACATCGTTATACTTTATAACTTCTGGATACTCTGCTTCCCATGGGATGGATATAGTTACTGGATGTTTTGGCTTAGAAACTGGATGACAGTCACAATCACTATCAGGAGTTTGTTCGGTATCTGGGACTGGTCCAAGGTTTGTCGGGATGACGTCATTGCAATCACTAGATACAAACATACCTAGATGTGTATCTATGGTTATGTCACCTACTGCGTTTTCATTCAGACTAGAAAACCCAGATAATTTTAATTGAAACGTATCCTTATCAGTTGATTTATAAACAGGTACTGTGATGTGCTGTGTTAGTACATCTTTCGGAAAAACTACCGATCCAGATACAACATCACCAGCTGCTGTCTGAATACCTACACCGTAGTACTCAATCTCAAACTCATCCACCAGCGAACCGGCTTCTCTCACTAATGTTATCTGCGCGGTGTTATTCTCTAAATAAAGACCATGGCCTGTGTTAAAGCGAACACGAATACTACCGGATGTACCACAATATGTGTCTCGCGGACATGGTCGATCTGTACAACGCACATATAAACGACACTGCTTCTTAATTACAGCAGTTACAGACGGAGTTGGAGATGGTGTTGGTGAAGGTTCCACAGGATTACTAATATTTATTGTCACTGTAGGTGTAACGCTAGGAGTTACAAGCATACCACTCGATGAGGTTGGTGTAACAGTAGGAGTTAAAGCCGAACCAGTCGAAGAAGTTGGTGTAACAGTAGGAGTCACAAAGCTCTCAGTCGAAACTGTTGGAGTTACAGTAGGGGTTATAGATACTGTAGGAGAAATAGGTGGAACTCCACCTTCTGTTGGAGTAACGGTTGGGGTTGGTGTAATCGATGGTGAAATTGAAGGATCTGGAGGATTCGGATTTGGCGGCTCATTAGAATCCGGCGGCGAAATTGTCGGAGTCGGTGTCACAGACGCAGAAACTGTCGGGGTCGGTGTCACAGGCACTGAAACACCAGGCTCTACCGAACATTCATCCGTTAATAGTAACTCTGAACCAGAATCAAAGTCTGTAGGAGTAAAACCGGGAATATCAATTGAAGCACCTGGTTTAAGTATAACAATATATGTCTTTCCACACGATAGCTCATTAAAGGCATTCCATTCCGGAAAGCCGACATCTACATTAAAGGATGTCCATACAACATAACCGTCACCTGGTGAAGAAATTTCGTAAACCTCTTTAATATTACTAACAGCACTAGATGACAATAGACTAAATGGTGTACATGGTGTGTTATCACAATCACCATACCAGCCTATATTATAATCTTGTGATAAATTACTCATACCTTATTAAGAATAGTTATTGATGTACCCATACTTATCTGTCCAGTGTATACAACTCCGTCGTGATGACGGTATCTTATATCTGATCCCAGTAATGCCCCGTTAATCACTAATACACCCGCTAAGTCTCCGGATGGGTTTAATTTCAATACAGTATTCCATCCAGTACCTCCTGTAGTTCCCATATGACATACAATCGCATCCTTATGTACACCCTGAACTCTTATACCTCCTACCGCTAGTGGATGCTCTCCGGGTAGTGTGTGTGGAAATCCATCGCAAAGCTCAGGAGGGGGAGGAGTTACTGTAGGGGTTACTGTAGGGGTTAAATTCGGTGTAGCAGATACTGTTATAGTAGGTGTTATTGATGGTGTAACAGTTATCGATGGAGTAGGTGTCAAGGACGGTTCGCATTCTGCTACAATTCTTCCAAAATCGTCAGTACCGTGAGAAGATGTTATGAAGTGTGGTATTGAAATGGTATCACTTCCAGGTTTTAATATCAGTATATACGAATGACCACATTGCAGCGTTTTAAATATGTTGAATCTATCTGGTAATGATGCGTTGTAAACTATATAACCATCATTTAATCCGGAAGTTTGATATACATATTTTAGTTTTGATTTTATATCACTAAGATTAAAAGGTAAACACTCTTCATTTCCACACTTTCCATACCAACCCTTATAAAAAGACACACTAGTTGGAGATTGTATTAAATTACTCATATTACTTAACCTCTGTTAGTATTACCCAGCCATCTCCATCCGGGTCATTTACATCTCCAGTATAACACACACCACCCGGGGTGCTATATATAACATTACTATTAACAAATACACCACCACATGTGATAAACCCTTCAATATCTCCATTAACAGTCTTGAAATTATGTGTTCCAGGTGCACCAGTTGTATTAATTGAATCGAAGCAGAAACGACCACCACTCTGAAAGAGGAAGACCTTAACAGTATCAACTGCCGGGCGATCAACTAAATCACCGAACGTCGGTATAGTGTGATCTAGATCAGCACAGCAATCTGCAGTCGGGGTGGATATAGATGGCGTAACGGTAGGTGTTATGGATGGGGTTGCTCCTGGAGTTGTGGTTATCGATGGTGTTATAGACGGTGTCAATGAAACACTAACACTAGGCGTTATACTGACACTAGGTGTTATACTGATACTAGGTGTCGGAGTAACTGATACCGAAGTGGTAACTGTTGGAGTAACTGTTGGAGTAATTGTTGGAGTAACTGATACCGAAGCGGTAACTGTTGGAGTAACTGAGATGGTCGGAGTTACAGTTGGTGTAACCGTAACAGACGGGGTTGGGGAGGGGGATGGTTCAATAAGACACTCTTGATAGATTCTGTACTTATTAACCTCTAATGATGGAAGTGTAACAGTATCAGATAGCTGATCTTTCGACCAAGTATAATTTCTAGGATTAGTATTTAAAGGTATCATAGATCTTATATTCTGATCTACTCTTGTTGTTATGTCTTTAATAAGATCAGCATTAGATACGGTTAGTGTATAGAAATTTATATCAAACTGTTCACTCTTCCTACCCGGCAGGCGGTGTTTGAACATCAAATCAACACCATCGATATAATTTCTATAACCGGTTGGCAGATCAACTGTCATTGATTGTGGTGAAACTGTCTGATTATACGCAGACTTGCACTGATAATAATTTAATGATGTATTGTACGATCTTAAATTGGATATAGTACATTTATCAACCAGAGTACTCACCGCAGTATCCGCTATAAAATCAGATAGTAATGTATTATTGATATACGCCACGTCACCTACTAGCAGTGACTTATGAGACTTAGTACCAGATCGGTACAAATTAGGAACTAATCGGTTTTGGCTGACTACCTGACCATTAACATACAATGTTGTAGCTCCGTTTATAGTATCACAGGTATATACAAAGTGTTTTTTTCCGGGAGAGTACTTACTAATATCAACATACAACGTGTCGGTTTTCACATTATTGATATTCTTTGAATTTACTAAACGCGTCTTAAAGTAAACTCCATTCTCTTGTAGCATTAACCTTTTAGAGTTGTTTATATTATTATGTCTATACGGGACGGAAAAAGCTTTACTAGATATTCCATGGTCATCGACCTCCATGATCATGTCTAGATTTTTGTCGTATAAATGCCAAGATGACTGATGACGTACTAGTATTTCAACTTCCCCGGTTGGTTGTATCATTGATTCCAGAACACCTAGACCAGACCCGTTAACATCAACAATTACAGATCTAGTGTTAATCCTCGATCCAGTTGATGATACCAGCTGGTGGACTTTGGTAGAATCAATAACACTCTGTACTAAAAATATATCCTTAGAGTCTACTCTAAGATAGCCTAGTAATTGATGAGAAGATCCAGTAAGTTCATATCTTCTGGAAGGATTGAAGTTATTATATACTACAGCATGTCTGTCTTTTATTAGAGCTGTATAAACCGAACTAGTATCTGCAGCTGTAAATATTTGATTGAAATAATCACCATCCACTCCAGCAGTTTTCATGAATTTTGGACCGGACGGAGTGTTAATTATGGTATCTGTTGACCCGGTATCGTCAAATACTTTCGATCGGAAAGCTTCATGACCAGGTATATCCTCAATATGAATTAATGAAGTGCTTAAATCTGTCATAGAAATTGACAGAGCCATATTATCATTATAATTATAAGGTAGTAATATATTTACCCCATCATCAGAGAAAGTATAGTTTGTTGTACTATAATGTACTTGATGTCTATCGCAGATAGCATTATTACCTGTCTTCTGGCGCTGGTCTATAAGTTGCTTAATATATGGCTCGGATTCCATGTTCAAGATCCGCGATCGTTTTAAAGAGCCACTAAGGTCATATTCCCGGACTTCATACTCTTCGTCAGTCACATACCCCTTAAACGGATATACTCCCTTCAGTGTTGGATTCTTTATTATGAATACGTATATAGCGTCGAAACTACTCTCATTAAAGACCCATACTATATCATCTTTAGTAGATTTTTCAATATCTACCGATGTTATGGTACTTAAACTGTAGTTCATGATTTTGACAGTATCTGTAGTAGTATTACTTGGATTATGACACACATTAATCAGTGAGCTTTTAATGTTATTAAATACACCAAAACCACCGGAAGAATAGTCACCTATTAACTGTGAACCGAAAGGCTGAGACCAGTCATCACTGTCTAGTGTAAATGAGATACTGAATAATATATCATTATTCTTGTTACTGTCAATATTAAGAGTCGCGGACTGACCTCCATCAAAAGGATATGTATCGTTTGTTATTACAGGGGCTGGGGAACCGGAAATGTTTTTGTAACCATCTAGTGAATTTATCTCAATATTAGGAATATTCTTAATAATATTATCATAATCATTACTACCTAACTTATAATATGCGTACCATGAACCTGGTTGGAATCGTAAGTCGCTAATTTTGTCAAATAACCCAGTCGAAGGAGATATGTGCTTAATAATTGAACTGTAATGATTATTATAAATTACAGACGGGTTAGTAGGGATCCTTAAGGCGGTATAGTAACTATAATCATCAGTTTTATAATAACGATCTAACCAAACACTCATCTTAGTCCTAGGATCAGTATACATCCATGTACAGAGCCAAGTGTATGATTGCTCATCAGTTGAATCTCCATGATTCGTTGTAAATGGGTACCCAGCTTTTTTCTTAAACACTTTATCACTAGTCAAAGGAGAATCTCCACCGGTTGCTCCTTTTAACTCTAGATTCAGGTCATTTATATTAATAACCTTATAAGGATACATGTCTTGCGGGGTATGGAAGTATGTTAATTGACCAGGATTGAAATCTAAAGTAGTTATATTTGTATCATAACTCAAATATATCTTATCAGAACCATACTGCTGATTTGTACCAGTATGTATCTTAGAGTATCTTCGAATATTAACTGGTTGCTTATTATCTATAACTGTTGATCTTAACTGAGTACCGGAAGGTGTTAGTTGATTCTTTAAAGGTGTAATGTTAATAGGAGCTTGGACTTGACCGTTAACGATAGTTGAATTATAGAACTCACTATTTAGTAGATAGTTGTTTTTAAGCTCCGTGAAACAATTACATGACTGTACATCTAGATGGTCGATGTCAACTGTTGGTTTATATGAATACCAGTCTGTAGACAGGCCTTTCATTAACGGAGAACTTAATATATCTACCGGGTCTTTTACCTTGATAGATTTATCATAGTTAAGCTTCAATACATTCACCGGACCGATGTTCGTTATAGTAGAAAAATCTACAGCTGTTACCTTTCTAGTAGACGGTGAATAACGGAGCATGAAATTTCCTTCATCTACTTGTAACATCAGTAACATAGACTGAGTATCATCATCAATCACGTAATTAAACTCAGACACGTATTTGATATTATTACCATATAGCGATTTTAAATGCGCTGCAGCTGAAGCTTTGGGTGCGAATTCTAAACCTCGTGGCGAACCATCTGAAGCTGTATTGGTTTCCAGGATGGCATCCTTCACTGAACCGGTGGACTTATATACAAAATATAACCGGAATTCATCAACTCCATCATCATGAGATATTTCAATGGTTGTATCAGACTTTACACTAAAGTGGAAAAAATAGTCTTTTGTAGTGTAGTCATACAATGGAAGGTTCCATGGAGTGCCATCATACTTCTTATCACTTTTATCTGGAAACCCAATCGTTACGTTATGCAGTTTATATTTTTCCTGCCTTTTATAGGGGTTATTAGAAGAACGATCACCGGGATCAAAAGAGAACTTCCACATATTACTACCTACAGGTGGATCTGTATCAGTGAAATGATTTCCGGCTATATACGATATGAACTGCGAACCGGTAGTAGTCGTTGGTTTTTTATATAAGAAATTATCCTCAGACCGGATTCGATCTGAAAGTACAAAGAAAGAGTAGTTATTTATCTTGATATCTTCTGCATTAATTAACGGCTCATATATTTTGAAAGACAAACCTTCACTTCCTTTATAATCCAGAGACCTAAACTCTAAGCTGCTATCAAGTGGTGTAAACGTGAGAGGGAACCAGTTACCATCGCTGGTATCATTTGATAGTGATGTAACAGGTATAGTGTTCATTAACCTTCTAATGCTTGAAGTCTCTTCTCAATGGATTGTATTTCAGATTCTAGAGAATTAATAGTAGATATAACACCTGCGATCTTTTGATCTACCTCAGACTTGACATACACGTCAATTTTTGCTGCTCTAGATTGTACCTTTGCGTCGACAATAGTTTTAGAATGGTAAGACTCTTCAATCTGAGGTTTTGTTAATATTTCTGATATATTTGACTTTGCTGTTAACTTCGTATCAACCTGATCCTTAGTATACATATCTTCCACATTAGGTATTGCATCTACTATTGTAGTTAATTTATCAATCTTTTCATATAAATCGTTTATCTCTTGACCGAATGTAGTATTTTCTTTTGTTATGTATATATCTTTAAACTGTACTCGAGCTGTTATCTCAGATCCTTGAATTATAAGATAATCATCTCCGGATATATCCCCAGTAACCGGGAGGTCAGCAATATTAATTTGTTTAAGTGTGTCTAGCCCCATGAAAATATTTATAGCAACAACCTAAAGTCTCAATTATTACCGGAGACTATTTATTTATTAGATCTGAGACGTATACGCTGTTAAGTTTAAAGAGTTTTGCGTATTTGGTACTACATACTCGTTAAACGATAGTAATTCGTCCTGATTATACCTCTCTTTTACTAAAGATCTAGTACGAAGAACTACAGGAACTGTCATTTTCGGTGTATTGGATTCTAATACGAGTAAAGTGCATTCATTATAATCGCTATCCACATATGAGGTTGCAGATGTTAAGGTAATACCTGTTAGTGAAGTACCGGCATCGTACGGTTTTAATATGAACTTATACGGGAAAATGTGTTTCTGGCCATCTGCTGTGTGAGCTATTATGACAAATTTATATAATTCTCCAGCATGGTGAGTTCCAAAGTCCCACGCTGTCATACAGCTTGGATCGTTATTGATGCATTTATCAGGAGAGCGTTTGAAATTATATTCATACGTCAGTAAAGATTGCCTAGGATCTGCTAAATCGTTTCCATCCGGAATTCGAGAAATATCGATACTACTAAAGTTCGGCATGGGGTTTCGGTCTATATAAATACGATCTATGTGATCAGTAGCAATATCTGGGCGATGAAATCGCGCTTCAATTCGATATATAGGGGATGATACAGACTCTAGTATGTTGTTAGGGTCAATTTGTAGCTTAAAATAAAATGTGTTAACGGCCTCTGGAACAAAGAGCGCAGAGAAGTCCCCAACTCGGAGAGGTTCTTCAGGTGTACCGGTTGAAAAATCATCTGCATTCAGTTGGTGGAGGCGAGTGTCAATATCGCTATATGTCAAGACGCTGGACTTATTACTATCATTTAACATATCTGCTAGATTATAATAACTAAAACCTCTATCGTCTTGAGATAGTGTTTCAACACCGAATAGCTCGTTAAGTGTTTCAGTTTGGTTGAAGTCAAGAGCAGTAGTGTAATACAATTTATGATCAAATGCTATTAAATTGGGAGAGTTTTTTGATGTTGGAGCGAAGCGTGATTGATATGTAAAGAACCTATCTCCGTAGATGCTATCGTTCAACCGACCAACACACGTTATGTAGTATAATTTAAGCTGCTCGTTATATGAGACAATGCAATCACCAGGATCAAAGGATGTAATGTCAGTTGGTAATAAATATCCCGTGGTTGGGAATGCAATTCGTGAAAATTTTAACGTAGTATTGCTCACCGGTATTGTGTAAATCGCGCTTGGTTTAAAAGTCGGTACAGGATTTGAAGGTGATGTACTAATCGGAGATTGATACGATCCTATTAATATAGTATCTTCCTTTTCACAGTAAAAGTGACGGACATATACTGATCTATAATCCAACCCTATAAGGAGTGTATACGTTTTGTCTATTGATATACTACCGGTGTCATAATCGTATGATATTTTTAAGACATAAACGAAGTTTGTCGTTCGCAGGATCAGTATATCTATAATAACATCAACATCTATTAAATCATTCTTAATCTCATCTCTAGGATTATACGTCTTATAGTATTCCGTTAAACCGTTATCATCACTGTGAAGCATTTTATACTCTTCTGGGAGGCTTTGAATAATATCATCTAGAACTACATGATGAGCATCGATGTATTTACTATTGTTATTTCTAATAATGAGAGATCCAGGAGCTCGAAGACGGGTTTGTTGTGTATCTAATGGTGGTGATTGATCAGACTCTTCTAGACTAGATGGTACAGATTCAACAGACGAATCCATATACTTTACAGTCTCTTCTATATCATAAAATTCCTCTAAAGGTATATCCGTACACCTTACATCAAAATCTCCACAATCCCACACATTGTCAAACGGTGGGTTGAAAACAGCTCCACTTTGAGCGGAGAAGGTAGGTTCTTCATTAACACCGTAATGTGAGGCAGTGAGCTCATATACATCAACCTCCTCGTAACCTTGAGGGACTTTTATAGTATAACCATCTATAATATTACAATTATATACTAGTGATGATTCTTCTTCGTCGTCGATGCATAATACGGGTAGAAAATAACTAGCGTTGGCTAAATCTATATAAACCGGTGGGGAGGAGAATCCATTAATTGAGCTAGGCGGAGAAATCGAACCAGTACCGTCTAGTTCTTTCCATCTAGTACCAACCGGGCATGTAGAATTGTTGCACATCATACCAGCTGCAGAGAGTAGGTCAATATTTGTAGATATGTCAGATACGTTTATGTTAGAACCACCATCTACACAGCATGTAAATGTAGGCAAACCACGAAGCATATCAGTAAACGACGACCCGTCAAATATACGGCAAAGAAGACCATCCTGATACTTATCCTTATCACACTCATCAACATCAAAACCCTCCTCGTCGTAAGATATCATGTTCTTAAGAAGTGCGTATTCGTTTCCGTATATATCAACCCGCCAGTTATATGGCTGACCGTTGTTAATTAATTGGTCTTCTTGTCTAGATTCGATTGGCAGATCGAGAGTTTCTTCAGTCGCATATACATCTTCATTTGCCCAAATATCTCCTACGTCGGATGACCAAAAATCAAACGGATCATCTTTTCGACTGATGCCTGAGGTTGAGTATTTATTATACTCATCAGCGGATATATAGTTATAGAATTTTTGATAATTACTCCGGTCTAGAATATCTGAAACCTGTTCATTAACAGTTTCTCTCTTCATCCATGAAGCAGACTCTGTATATTTTAAAGGTGTTATAGAATTTCTAGGTGTGTCGCCTAAGGACTTCGCATCTGGGTATGTATAAATTGTGTCAGGTTCTAACTTATCATTGTCAATAGTAATGCTAGGCTCTAAACTAGTATATGTAATTACCCCTAACCTATCAGGTGTGAAGAAACCTCCTAATTCATATATGTTTTTTGTGTTAGTATCGTCATTCGATACCAAATTTATATGAGGTCGTTGTTTATTATAAATATTACCTGTTCTGTCAGTACTCGTAAATAGCAAACCAGCTTCAGCAATGGAAGCGGTTGAAGTTGTTTTGATATAGTATGTATCTGCCCCGGCTGATTTTTGAATCAGATCTTTCATCGGTGCTATATTCAGGTTTTCTATACCAGGCTCGTAATTAGTAAACTCATACGGTGGCAAGTACTCAGCTAAATCAACCTGCGTGGGGTCAAATTTTATACCTAATCTAAAGTCTTCGATTTCGATGTCAGATAAAATATCATATCTACTTACGATATTCGCTAGGGCGGTAGATTCGTTAAAAAATATATGCGGATCGTAATCTATGTTATTTAACGATTGTGAGAGTTTGTAGGATGTCGATTCTGTATCAATCCCGGACGAGCCAGTGTAACCATCCTCCACATCATATAACTCAACTAACTCTACACGTAGTTCTTGAGACATTCTGTCTAGTTCTTCTAACGTTAATTTATATTTGGTTTGAAAATCCTTATCACGCAATAACCGCAGGATATCATTATATATCACGCTACCAACTCCACCCACGGTTGATAGTTGCTGATGCTTCTTATTAGAGTGTTTTGTCTCTACTCTCTGTTGTTGAATATAATTACATGTTTGTTTTAATTTCCTAGCATATATACATGCTGCAGATTCAGCCTCTAGCCTATTAGACAGATCAACTGTATTTAAATATCTTACTTCATCATCTGTAAATAAATGATTCAGTGTTAGCTGCTTTAAGTATGTAACGTATTGATCTCTAACATCAGTGTTATTGTTGCTTATAGCAGTGGCGGAAGACCAATTACTAATATACTTTTTATACTCATCATAAGACATAGACAAAGAGTTAGAGTACTTCATCCAATCACCGAACGTATACGGTGCTTCACTATCAGTGCAATTTTCAGTGGAAATGGTCTTACTATCATTCAAGAGACCATCTGTAAATTTTATATTACTCATCTACCTTGAGCCCCTCTCTTATTGACTTCTCTAACAACAGATCAACGTTAGAATTTGGATTCAACTCCCATTCTACTAATGATACATCTTCACTTGCTGTTGTTAGTGGGTTATTCCAATCAATCAAACCTTCTAGCTGATCATATTCCTCTCTTGCGAAAGAACTTTCAACCGTTGTATGTTCAGTAGGTGAAGTTTGGAATGTTCGAGTTATATTAGGTTTAAATTCGAAGAAATCATAATAATGTTTAAAGTTTTCATCTTCCGGAAAAGATAACATCCACCCCCATGAACTGTTATAATTCTTCAACGGATACTCATATAATGAAGATTCAACATTCCCCGGGTCGTCAGGGTTTTCAATTGTCATAGGCATTACAACCCGGTAATTCTTATTGAAGAGCTCTAAAGAAACAATCGGTAACCCGGCTTTAACCATATATGTGTCAGGGTCGAGCTTTTCTCCTAGGTTACGACCGATACTGAAAGTGCTAATATAGTCTTGATTGTTGAGAGTTTCTTCCGTTGCGTCTCTGGAACCTTTCAACCGATCATAAGAAGTTGACACTAGGTTCATCTTACGTTTTAAATTCGGAGGGATTGGGGCTTGTATATTATTACCAGTACACATCACAGAATTACTTAAGCTTTGTAAATGGTCTATATTACATGTATCTACATCTACTGTATTTCTAACGAAGTTCGCCGTCTTTTCATACATAGTTTTTCCTATATTCTCAGGAGAGTCGTATGCATCACCTAATACTGGTTTAAAAATCTTAGATTGTAATGTAGACGACTCTCCTAGCGATGGTTGAAATGATAATGTCTCAACTATATCTGGTAGGTCAATATCTTCATTAACTTTCTGCACATCATTTATAGGAGTAACATCAAATATAACAGATGCTCCGGAAAGGGACCGGATGGTGTTGCTATACTTAAAGTATTTCTGAATCCAACGGACACCAGTCCAGTCACCAAACGCCTGTGTTACTTCATATGAATCTTTTTCATACATATCACTTTTACTCTGCAACTGTATAGGTTCTTCGGAGAATCCACCGGGTAATGAATTCAGTTCATCATTATTAGAAACGAACATGTAAAATTTCTTATCAACATTATTCACAACTAATATCCTATCATCTGTATCGCTAGAGAGACCTTCAATAGCATGTCGACGACCTTGGAGTGATATCATTTTTTCGTCATCATCCCATGATGGGCCGACTGTGCGAGAATCTAACACTGTATATATTTCTGGAGATTCGTGTTTACCAGTTTTAATTTTAACTAATGTATTGCCGGCATGAACCAACCATAAATGATCGTACATATCAAGTGTTAACTGTGAGGGTTTGTCGAATACTACAGTATTACCTGTATTAGGATCAATGTAATCAAATAATTGTTTAAGGATTTTTCCTTCTTCACTAATATGAATAACGCTGCCTTTATTACCGAGAGATGTAGGCTTTGAATTAGTAACCCATATGTCATTATGACCATCGACTATAATATCATGTATGTGAACTAAGTGGTCGAATGTGATAGGATCTATTAATCTATTCCCCAAGTGGTCATACTTAACTATAATGAATGTATCTGGTGTATATTGCGACGACGTATGATCATGCGCTTGCAGTAAAGCGACCCATACATTATTATCTCTATCAGTCTCTATTTTTGATGGATATAGCTTAGTCATATCATACCCATCTAATACAACCGGTACTAATATTTGAGGCTTTTCATGAGTTCCATCTTCTACAACCTTAACCAGGCTTGGACCGCTAGCATCGGCAAGAGCTACCCATACATTATCATGTTCGTCGGTTGAGATGGATGCGATACCAGCAGCTCGGTCGGTGTCTGGTAATATAACAAAACCATACGGAGACATCGGATCTTTTGGTGATACAACAGTTGTTATATCATAATAATCACCGTCTTTATCTTTTAGTAAAACTGTATCTTCATGCGTTCCGAATCGATCTAACTTAATTATCAAATCTCGGTCAGTGTCAGCGATCCAAGCAGCACCATTACTATCTACACTCATACAGAAAAAATGTGTTATCGATGTATCTGGCTCTGAATCTACAATAACCTTAACTGGTTGCTCTAATGTAGTAACCGTTGTATCAAAATCCTCACTCAATATAGTATGATCAATATTGAATGTGTATTGATGATCCATATAACCAGGTCGGAAGACGAAAATATGATCAGTGTGCATGTTTGCGACGAAGTAGCTCTCCACCTGCTTGTTCATGTAAATATCATCCTTAATCATACATGATGCGCTGAGCTGATACCTACCAGGATCAGATATCCCATCGATGTGCATACTACAACTACCGGGAGTCTCTAAAGGTAGTGGTGTTTCTTTTATATCTGCTGATAATGGTGTAGCAGATAATTGACCATGCTTTAATAATGTAACATCAACACTATATAATTGATTTCCGGATGGACATATTGGCTTATTAGGATTCGATTTTAATATATTCAAACCAGTACCGTCTACTAACGATGTGTTAAATGTTATCAGCGTGTCTTGGAGTTTGATACTGTTTATATCTATAGTCTGTATACCGTTTGCTGTTATAGATATACTAGATGGTGGGTTATACACAATACCGACAGGCAATACATCAACATTCCATTGCTCAACATTTGGTGATATATTAACCACTGAAGCTGGCTGGTCGTTGAACGTATCTACGCGAGAGTTACTCACATCTAAAGAAGCAAAAAGGAAGACTGGAGATGAATCACCCCGGGTCGTGGACTGCTGGGACAAATACATAGTAGCAGTATCATCCATGTAACAAACTCGAGTTAATGATTCGTGGCCAGCAAAAAGCCAATCGCGCGAATTTAGAGATGGCATATTATATCCAGAAACGGTGGGTTGATTGGGACTATGAGCGGCGCGTGATTTAATATCATAATCTGTCATATACTCTCTCACTTGTGTGGAGTGTAGGACATTATAACCCGGGTCGGGATTGTCGAACGAGCCAGATCGGAGATCCATCGATGATCTGGATGTATATATGTATATAATATCAAACAAACCAGTAGGTTTGCCATTTTCTATTACCTCTATATACGCAGTGGTTAGGATTATTGCATTTGTAGGTGTGCTTACATTTCTGACAGGTGTTAGACTATCAGGAGCGGAGGTAAATCTCCAAGTTTTTTCGAAATGGGCGTATTTACTGTTCAGATAATCATCTGGATTGATATATTCTGAATTAGAACCGCTAGCATACACTGAAAGAGTATGTAATTCATTTTCTAGAAAGAATCTCCATGGTGTCGTTGAATATATATCCAGATACTCACTTACCTTACCAGCTGGTATTAAATCTAAGCGCCGGTTTTTGTTACCTGGCGAGACCCATTTAACATCTGTCTTAACAAAATCAGACACTACAATCTTTTGCCGGTATTTACTCTCTCTAGGGCGACCGTCATAGTCTCTAGCAGTTACCTTAACGTGATATATACCAGGCTTGTCGAACACATGATCTACTACTAAACCGTCTGCTACTGTACCATCACCAAAGTCCCATTTTACTGATTCATTTGTCAAATATATTTGACTAGGAACAGTACCATGGTCGAAGTCTGGTTCATCTGGATCAATTTGATGAGAGATGTCAAATCTAAGCTTTGACTCAGATGTTGCATAAATGAAAATAGTATTATTACCTTCATCATCTGGCTTCTTATATACCTTCTTTAAACGCGGACCCTGTGTTATCTCCCGGTCGTCAACATAATATATATCGTAACCTATAAACAGTTGTGTAAAGCTATCTGCTAGGGGAGAGGGCATGTCTTAATCGGTTACAACATTGATCCTAGAGAGTAGCGAGAGCTCATCATAGTAATAAGGAAACTTATAATAAGGTAACTGAATATTTTGATTATATCTTTGAATATCTTGACCTTCATATACCGGATTCCACACAATTAACGACAGCCCATTAGTAGATTCACCGGTAGTATTATTAACCGTTCGAATTTTAGAAACTCCATCTATACTAAGAATGCTAGACTCTAGAGCATCCACATCTATTAATTGGCCAAGACTACAGTTCTCTAACTTAAAGTATTCAAACATTATATCAGTAACGGATTTCTTAATCGAAGCGATTGCATTTACTGAATCATCACTTTTAGTAATTTCAAGAGAGCACTCACTAGGAGTGGATGCAGTTATTGTAGAACTACCAGTTCCGATATCAACAGCCATATAAACTGGATCCATAAATGTTATATCTAACCCTATGGCTTTTTTTGGATCTAGGTTTGTCTTTATTATCTCCTTTTGAGATGATGGAACAAAGTTTGCTTGTATGTTTATTGAAGTCTTTTTTGAGACTCTAGGGACGACATACAGGTATACATTATTAAAGTTAGTGGATGTTGAAAATTTCGACTGATTATACAATACTCGTGACTCTAAAGTTGGATTAGATATGCCTATATCTTCATGAAGGTACTTTATATGACCGTTTAAGTATGTCTTGTTGTTTACCGTTATAACATCATTAATAATATTACCGTAATATCGCTTTACATGAGTTGTAAAGTCGTCTGTTGTTATTAATCGGTCTTGGCTTTGGAAATATTTCGGAGCTCGGCGTCTAATCTCTTCAACAGTCTCTGGATCCTTTGGAGTTGTAGATCCAACCGGGTTGGTGACGGATAAATACTCGACTGTCTGAAAATCTAATAGCTGATCAGTGGGTGAGTATATAGATTCTTTAATATCGTTAAACTGTGGTGTTGTGTGTAATGTTATTTTACTAGTATTAAGCTTTTCAGCTGGTATTATACCAGGCGTTCCAAGTGATTTTATATAATAGATATATACAACATCACCAGACTCTAAACGCCGGCCATTAATATTATCACCAAACTGTATCTCATATCGATAATTCTCATTTAACCTAAGTTCATACGATAATGATCCTGGAGACTCTGTATACAATGAATCAACTTCATTATACTCAGATATACCACTAGAAGATTTAACATAAACACCTATAGAGAAATGATCAATGCGGACGGCGCGCGGATCTACCGACAACACTACAGTCTCTGACGCATTTCCAGAAGCTGTATGTCGTGGATATTCGACAACCTCACCCTGATATAGTAGGAAATTTCCATTAACATCTTTCAGATTAGTTTCATTTACTGTTGGTTTTGTAAAAATAATATCTTTATTAAGAACATAAGGTATACCATCTGCATTAACTGACGAATACCGCGGTAAAACGTACGTTCCTATGTCTAAATCTGCAGATATAGATGATTCAAAGCTAACAACGCTGGTTTGATATCCTACAGGTTTATAGTTAAGCAGCTTTACTACTCGATTCATGTTTTCGTACAACTGTGTATCGCTAAACATGGTTTCAGACGCTGTGCGGTTGAGATAGAACATCAATGTATGATAACTATATGCTACAATATCAATAATTGATGATAAGTTACTACCTTCGAATACCTGATCCGTGAAAACGCCTTGTTCTTTTAACCGGTCTAATATCAGCGACTTAAGGCTTGTTGCATCAAACGCGGCATACCCGGTTGGGTCTATATTATAATCTGTGAATTTACTGCTCATTAAATTAATTCATATCCATTAGACGTCAATCTACCGGACATTACATGTTTCTTATTATTTAAGGATGGAATCTGTAATATCAAAGTGATCGTGTACTGAGAAGCGGACCTATCCATATAAACATCCACTTTTATTAAACGTACCCGTGGTTCCCAGTGAAGAATTGCGAACCTCGCGGCATCGCCTATATTCTCAGCAACATCCTTAGTCATAGGACTAAACAAATATCTAGAAAGATTAGCTCCAAAAGTCGGATTCAATAGTTTTTCACCAGGAGTTGTGTTGAATATGTTTTTGATAGAATTTCGAATAGCAGCCTCGTCTCTAGATTCTTCAATATCGGTTGTATTCGGTGATCGGTAAAGACCATGGTTTGATATGTTTGAGTTTTCTTTTATATCAAGATGTACGTCTTTATATGTATAATCATTGACTCGAGTCTCTTCGAGTGATTGTAAATTGATTGATGACATGTAAATATTTAAGTAAACAGTTTATTTCAAGGTAAATTCTATAAATATTAATAGTACTATGAACAAATACACAACACTTATTGAAGCAACCCTTCAACGATTTACGTCTGGAGGCTTTCTAACAGGGGATTTGGTGAAATTAAAAAGCAATTGCACCTCATCAGATTGGGCAAAGAAGCAACCTAGTAATTTACTAGAGAAACTTAAAGAATTTGCAGCAACAGACAAGCATCTCAGAGTCAGCGCTGTTAAGACATTAAGACCGGCTGTATCTGGTGGTGGTATGGCAGCACATCATGTAGACGATTTTTATTGTGACATAGTTATGGAAGAAGCACCTGGATTGTTTCATCAATTCATAACACTGCCGGCGGAATTGTTAGAGTATCAAGAGCAAGACATAAACCTCCCCGAATTACCAGATAGTCTTAAAGGTAAAGGTAGTACAGAAGGAGAACCTGAAGAGTTGACCATAAAATCAACCGATAATCCAATGGACCCTGTGGAACAAACCAGAGGTGTTGGAGATAAGGATAGATCTATGACTGATACAAACAATACAGATGTTATAAACCCTAATACACAAGATAACTTCAACACTAGTGTGTATATGA